TGACCGCGCAGATTTCTGCGAAATTGAGATTGGGGGGTTTGTACCGAATGTCCGAATTAGAACTGTTTGAGATTTTGCGCAAAAGTTTTTTGCCTGATTTGAAAAAGAGTGCTAAGCAATTTTCGCGCTTTGATTGCGAATCTGAATCCGCGAAGCTGCACATTGAACTTAAATGTCGCAGAACTCATTACGATGATTTACTAATTGAAAAGAAAAAGTTTGATGCCCTAGTTGAGCGAGCTGATCAAATCGGCTTTGCACCTTGCTACATCAACGCAACACCGCAGGGAATCTATGCGTTCAATTTGCGTAAGGTTCAAATCACTTGGGAAAATCACTCAATGCCTGCAACAACAGATTTTGGCAATGCGCAGTTGGTTGAAAAAGCCGTTGGCTTTTTACCAATCGCGCAGGCGGTTCATCTACCGGGGGCGGTGGATTTATGAGAGGAACAAATGACAGCAGGCAGACCACCAAAGCCAGTAGAACAAAAGCGTAAGAACGGCAATCCTGGTCAGCGCAAACTGCCTGATCTAAAGAATGTCATTGCGTTACCGCAGATTAAGAATCAGCCGCCAATTCATCTTTCTGATTCAGGGAAAAAGATTTGGTTAGAGATTCGCGAACTTGCGCCTTGGGTTGCAAGCACCGATGGCAAGTTGCTTGTTGAACTTTGCGAAAAGATGGATAAGAAGTACGAGCTAAAAGAGAAACTAGCTGCTACTGATTATGTGTTGTTCACCGATAAGGGTTATGCCTATGCAAACCCGTTGTTTGGAATGTTGAACACGGTTGAGAATGACATTGTTAAATTGCTTTCATTGCTTGGTTTAACACCTATTGATCGAAGCAAATTAGGGGTTGCTGAAGTAACAACAAAGGGCAAGTTAGCTCAGTTGTTAGAGCAGCAAAAATCTAAGTGACAAATTCTTGGCCCCCTAAATGGCTCACGCCGGTGCCGATTGAAGATCAAGAACGCGGCGATGGCGCACTCTATGCCAACTTCACCGAGGCAGTTTGCCGAGTAACTAAAGATTCAGTTGGCTCGCCTGCGGGCAAGCTGCTTGTCTTGCGCGATTGGCAAAAGCAATTGTTAAACCACGCCCTTGCCCGCCGCGATGACGGGCGCTTTCGCCACCGCACCGCCCTAATTGGGATGTCGCGTAAGTCAGGCAAGTCTGCACTGGGCGCTTCAATTGGGTTAGCGGGTTTGACACTAGGCGGTCACGGTTCGGAAATTTATTCTTGCGCCGCCGATAAAGAACAGGCGCGAATTGTATTTGGCACCGCCAAGCGAATGATTGAGATGGATGAAGAACTTTCATCTATGTTTACCCTTTACCGCGATGCGATTGAGTTCAAAGATAAGGGTTCGGTTTACCGAGTGCTTTCTGCTGAGGCTTATTCCAAAGAAGGTTTGAACCCTTCGCCTCTTGTTATCTTTGATGAAGTTCACGCCCAACCTAGTTGGGAATTGTGGAATGTGCTTTCACTCGCAGGTGGTGCGCGTGAGGATTCATTGCTTTTAGGAATCACAACCGCAGGCGTTAAGTCACAAAGCAACGGTCAAGATTCTCTTTGCTATTCGTTGTATCAATACGGGCAACAAATTGTTAAAGAGGAAAAGAAAGATCAATCATTTTTCTTTGCTTGGTGGGAACCTGAGAAGGTTGAAGCTGATCACCGCATTGAAGAACTTTGGCATCAATCAAATCCCGGTCTTGGTGACATCACCGATTTAGATGAAATGCGTTCGGCAGTTTTGCGAACACCTGAAGCTGAGTTTAGAACCAAGCGCCTTAATTGTTTTGTGAATACTTCGGTTGCTTGGTTGCCAACAGGTGCTTGGGAAGCGTTAGCAGATGAAGATCGTTACCCCGAAATTGGCGAGGATGTAATTCTTTCCTTTGATGGTGCGTTTTCAAATGACTCAACCGCACTTGTTGCGTGGTTGCTTGGTGGTTCAAAGCCACACTTAATGGTTGTCGGTTTATGGGAAAGGCCAGATGATGCCGAACAAGATTGGCACATCCCCGTTGCCGAAGTCGAAGAAACAATCATCAGCACCTTCAGAGATGAAAGATTTAGTGTCCGAGAGATCGTGTTTGACCCCGCCCGTTGGCAGCGAACTTTTATGGTCTTGGATGAGGAAGGGCTACCCGTTGTCAGCTATCCGAATTCTGCTGAACGAATGGTTCCCGCCACGCAAAAATTCTACGAAGCAGTTGTGAACCAATCGTTTACTCACGATGGCAATCCCGCACTTGCTAGACACATTGCAAACTGCGTGACAAAGCAATCATCTCGCGGAGTTATGGTTGCCAAGGCAAGTTCACGCCGCAAGGTAGATGCTGCCGTTGCTTCAATTTTCGGATATGACCGTGCCACCCAACCGCTTGAACCTGCAAAGCCGGTTGCCAAATTCTTTTCGATTCAGGTTTAGGAGATGAAAATGAAATTGAATAAGATTGATTTCTCACTCATCGTTGAAGTTGTTGGCATCAGCCTTGTTACTTCAGGGTTAGCAATGATTTCTTTGCCTGCCGCATTTATTGTTTTAGGTTCATTTCTAATATGGATTACAGAGAAGGCTAACTAATGAGTTTATCTAAGCGTTTAAGTGGGGCAAGCAATAAGCGAGCAATAAATTCTCAATATGTTGAGCCAATTATCCCTGGCCGCCCGCCAAGTCAATCAATGTCGGGTGTTGTCGTAGATGCTGATTCAGCTATCCGAATGGCAACAGTTTATTCTTGCGTTCGCTTGCTTTGCGATACCGTTTCATCGCTACCTGTTGGCGCTTATGTTCGCCGAGGTCGCAACCGTTTGCCTTACTCAGTTGTTTATGGCGAACAACCAACTTGGGTTTCAAAACCAAACCCTGAAACCACTCGCCTAGAATTCTATGAGCAGATTGTTTCCTCATTCAAACTTGAGGGCAACGCTTACATTATGACCTTGCGCGATGATATGGGTGATATTCAAGAGCTTTGGGTTCTTGACCCACGCGATGTTCGCATTGAACGCCCAAATCCAAATGAACCTTTGGTTTATTATGTGAAGGCAAGAGATGCCCAAGGCATCTATGAGCAAAAATTAAGTGGCAAAGATGTTCTTCACATTCCTGAATTCCGTTTGCCGGGTCAGCGTTACGGTCTAAGCCCAATCGCCGCCTGCCGAACCACAATTGGTTCAGCTATGGCTGCTGATACCTATGCTGCCTCATATTTCGGCAATGCTGCCAACCCCGGCGGTGTTATTGAAGTTCCCGGTGACTTAACCGAAGAACAGGCATCAGATATTGGGCGCGATTGGAATATCACTCACACAGGCCCTTATCGTGCGGGCAAGATTGGCATCCTTTCGGGCGGTGCGCAGTTCAAACCGCTGCAAATTAACGCCCAAGATGCACAATTATTGGACACTCGCCGTTTCTCAGTTGAGGAAATTGCTCGCATTTTCCGCGTTCCGCTTAGCCTTTTAGGTCATCCTGTTGCCGGTGCGATGTCATTTGCCTCAGTTGAAGCGCAGAATCTTTCATTTGTTCAGCACTCATTGCGCCCAATCTTGGAGCGAATTGAGCAAGCACTATCAACTTTGTTGCCTGAACCTGATGGTTTCATTCGATTTAACCTTGATGCGCTACTTCGTGGCACAACTCTTGAGCGTTATGATGCTTACACAAAGGGATTGCGTGAAGGTTTCTTGAGCTTAAACGATGTTCGCAGCATTGAGGATTTATCACCTGTTGAGTCAGGTGATCAGTACCGAGTGCCGCTACAAAACATTGATGCCGCCGATGCCAAGGATGTTGGATTGAAGTTGCGAGCAGAAATTGCGGCGAACTTGATTCAAGTTGGCTTTGACCCATCCGCAGTTGCGATGGCAGTTGGCTTGCCTGATATGAAGCACACAGGTTTGCCTTCATCTCAGCTACAACAGATTTCAAGCATTGACCCTGCTGACCCATCATCGGCATATCCTGTCTAATGCCGTATTACATTTCAGACAAAGAGAGCGATTGCGCAGGTTGGGCAACCGTTAAAAAGAATCCTGATGGTTCATTTGAAACTATTGGGTGCCACGATTCAAAGCAAGGCGCAGTTGATCAAATGGTTGCGGTTTCACTTGCCGAAGGAATTGAACCAATGGGCGAAGTTCGAGCAGTTGATTTAAGTGTTCCATCATTTATTCGTGAAAATGCCAAGCGCGGTTTGAAATACCTTGATGAAGGTTTCGGTGGCGATGGTTTAACTGATGGCACAAAGCGAGAAGCGCGTGAATTAGCTGCCGGGCGTGTAACTGAAAACAAAGTTCGCAAAATGGCACCTTGGTTTGCTCGCCATAAAGTTGATGGGCAAGCGCCAAAGAATAATGACCCTTCAAATGCCCAATATCCTGGCGCGGGTTTAGTTGCTTGGTTACTTTGGGGTGGAGATTCTAATTTTAGCGATGCAACTCAGAATTGGGCACAACGCAAGATTGATGCTTTTGATGCTGAGCAAACTCGCAAGCGCGATTCAAACACCGTTGTTATTGTTGATGTGGATGGAACCGTGCTAAATGGCAGCGAGGGAATTCAAAAAAACATTGATTTTGTCAATGAACTTGGAAAAACAGATTTCATTCACATTGTCACAGGTCGCTTAGAATCTGATCGTGAAAAAACTGCCAATGATTTACACGCAGCAGGTTTGGTTTACAACGCCTTAACTTTGAACGATACAGATATGGCAAGCCCTGAATACAAAAAAGCAACAGCCGAGGAAATCCTCAAGACAAAAGAAATAAAGTTGGCAATTGATAACGGGGAAAGTGCAAGGGCTGCTTATCAATCCCTTGGAATTAAAACAATGAATCCATCAAGCATTTCCGCAAGTGCTAATTCAAGGAGTAAAATGAAAAAGATCGAGCGCCGCACCTTCACAGTTCGCGATGTTGAAGCAAGACAAGCAACCGATGGCACAATGCGCCTTTCTGGTTATGCCGCAGTTTTTAATGAGGCAAGTGTTCCTCTACCATTCATTGAAACAATCGCCCCTGGCGCATTTCGCAAAACTTTAAGTGAAACCCCTGATGTAAGGTTGTTGATAAACCACGAAGGGTTGCCGGTGGCTAGAACCAAGAATGGCACCTTAACCCTTACCGAAGATGATCGCGGGTTGTATATGGATGCAATTATTGCCGATACAACTGAAGGTCGCGACCTTTACAAATTAGTTGAGCGTGGCGATGTTGATCAAATGAGTTTCGCCTTCCGCGTTATTCGTCAAAAATACAATGAAGATCGTTCGCAGCGAACACTTACAGAACTTTCATTGGCAGATGGCGATGTATCGGTTGTAACCTATCCTGCCTATCCAACTACCTCAGTTGAGGCTCGTGAGGCGCTACGCAAAGCAATTGATGCAGTTAAAGAAGGCCGTGAAGTTACAGGCGAATCTTTGATTGTTTTGAAAACAATTTTTGATGACCTTTCTGAAGGTCACGATTACATAATGAAAGCCGTTGAAATGATGGCAATAATGACAGGCGAAACTATGATGCCAAATGATCCTATGAGCGATTATTCAAGTCGTGAAGCAGTTGGTGATTTTGTGCGCTGGAACGCATCAGGTGGCATTGCTCGCGGTAAGATTGAGAAGATTCAAACAACAGGCGAGATCAATGTGCCAAATTCTAGTTTTTCAATTATGGCTGAAGAAGGTGACCCCGCAGTTTTGATTCGTGTTTACGAAGAAATCCGCGATGGTTATCGCCCAACAGATACTCTTGTTGGTCATAAAATGAGCGAACTAACACAGATTGACCCGCTGCCTGAACCATCACCTGAACAGGCAGCTCGCAAAATCTCACTTCGCCTTGCTAAGGCAATTGTAAACAACACAAAATAAGTTTCTGCTAAACAATTAGCAGATGAAGTCGGAGCGACCTCACACCCTCAAAGCGCCGTGAAACCATCGCCACCACCTCAAAATTTCCAACAAACTCATAAGGAGCAAAACAAATGTCATTTCTTGACAAAGTAATTGAGCGCCGTGATGCAGTTAAGGCTGAACTAGATGCAGTTCTTGAAGCGGTTGCCGCTGAAGAACGCACAGACTTAACCGCCGAGGAAACCGAAAAGGTTGATGCCTTGGTTGAAGAATCACGCTCACTAGATTCAAAGATTGAAAAATTCAATGCACAAGCAGTTGCAGATGCAAAGGCATCTGAGGTTCGTGCTTCAGTTGCAGCAGTTGTTACACCTAAGGGTGGCGCAGTTGTTACACGCGAAGCTCGCACATACTCACCTGAGGCTGATGCTTCATTCGTTAAGGATGCTCTAGCAGCATCAACACGCAATGACTTCGCAGCCAATGAGCGCCTTGCTCGCCATATGCGCGAAGAATCAATCGAGCGCCGCGATGTCGGAACAGCTCAGTTTGATGGTCTAACAATTCCACAATACCTTGTTGATCTAGCAGCACCACTTGCTCGCGCAGGCCGCCCAACAGCGGATTTCGCAACAAGCAAGCACACTCTGCCAGCAGCCGGAATGACCCTGAATATCAGCCGTATGACCACCGGGACTTCAACAGCCGTTCAGGTTACACAGAATGATGCAGTTTCAGAAACAGATGCAGATGACACACTATTGACAATCAATGTGCGCACAATTGCAGGTCAGCAAGATATTTCAAAGCAGGCTATCGAGCGCGGAACAGGCATTGATTCATTCATCGTTGCCGATCTAATCCGTTCTTGGCACACAACACTTAACTCACAGATTCTTAACGGTGCAGGTACAGCAGGCACAATCAAGGGAATCCGCAATTCAGGTGGAAATGCCATTACATTCACAGCAACAACACCAACAGTTGCGTTGCTATATCCAAAACTAGCTGATGCAATTGCGCAATGTCAGGCAAATACATTCACATCACCAACTCACTTCATTATGCACCCACGCCGCCTTGCTTTCTTAATGGCAGGCGTAGATGGTTCAAACCGCCCATTAGTAGTTCCTCAAGCTAATGGCGCAATGAACGCAGTTGGCGTTGGCACTGGCAATTCTCAGTACGGCAACAGCGGCTATCAGATGCTTGGACTTCCAATCATCACAGATGCTTCAGTTGGTACAACTTATGGCGCTGCAACAAACCAAGATGAAATCTATTGCGTTGCTGCACCTGAAATGCACCTTTGGGAACAACCTGGCTCACCATTCGCATTGTCATTCGATGCTACTGGCGCAGGCAATCTCACAGTTAAGTCAGTTGTTTACGGCTACGCAGCGTTTTCTGCTGAGCGTTACGCACTTGCTGCTTCGATCATTTCGGGCACAGGTTTAGTGGCACCAACCTTCTAATCTGAAGGTTTCTTGATTGTGTTGAGAGGGTAAGACTCCCCCGACTTACCCTCTCAACACTTCCCAACACAGATTCGGGGGAATCTATGAAGTCAGCTCACAAAGTTTCAATCGGTAGTTGCGACCCTGGCACCGTCAATGGTGCCTTTGCTTATCGCCTTATTCAATTAGCGCAAGCAAGGTCAGCAAGACTTGGCCCATTTGTTCGGGTTAAAGGTTCAGGGTTATTATCAAAACAACGCAACCGCGTTGTAAAGCAATTCTTAGATGGCACAAAGTCTGATTGGTTATTGCTAATTGATAGTGATGAACAATTGACATTGGAAGCATTTGATAAGTTGCTTGAAACTGCTCACGATAAAGAACGCCCTGTCGTGGCAGGTTTAGTTTTTGCAGGATTTGGAATTGAAGGCGCACCGTATCCAAAACCGGTGCCTGCTATCTTCCAAGATGCACCCGAAGGTTTTTTGCCTTTGTATAAGTACGATAAAGATTCAGTTTTTGAAATTGATGCTGCGGGAACAGGTTGCTTACTTATCCATCGCAGCGTGTTAGAAAAAATGCGCGAAACCGCAGATAAAAACCAAGGCACGGATTGGTGTTGGTTTTGGGATGGCCCTATTGATGGCAATTGGATTGGTGAAGATTTACTTTTCTGCCGTAGAATTAGGGCGCTAGGTTTTCCAATTTATGTAAACACAGGCGCAATTTTGCCGCATCAAAAGTCTTATTGGTTAGATGAACGGCACCATCAATTATGGAAAGATTGAAAAGAATTTTGCGATTAGCTCGCAAGCCAAAAGAAACCGCAACGGCTGCCCCTGATTTAGAAAGGGCGATGCTGCCTAAAGCAGAAAAGAGAATCATTCGTGGCAATAACTAACGGCTACTGCACACTTGCCGAGTTAAAGGCATCTCTTGCCATCACCGACAGCGTGGATGACACCCCGCTTGAAGCTGCCGTTACCGCAGCAAGTCGAATGATTGACGATTACACCGGGCGCTTCTTTTACGCAGATGGAACTACTGGTTCACCTGTTTATCGTTATTACACACCCGAAGATGCTTATATTTTGCCCGTTGATGATTTTGTCAGCATTGCTCAAATCGCAACAGATGACAATTTCAACCAAACTTATCAAAGTGTTTGGACAACAGCAGATTTCTTGACCGAACCAATCAATAATCCCCGCCGAGGTTGGCCTTACTCACGCATCTTGGCGGTTGGAAGTTATGTTTTCCCCTACTTCCTACCTCAAGCAGTTCGCGTTCGCGGCGTTTGGGGATGGGCAGCGGTTCCTTCTGAGATCAATATGGCAACGCTAATTCAGGCTTCCCGCCTCTTTGTACGCCGTCAATCACCATTTGGAATTGCTGGCACTCCCGACCTTGGCACCGTTCGACTTTCTGCCAAATTAGATGCCGATGTTGAGGCATTAGCTCGCCCATTCCGCAAGCAGAATGGCGTTGCTAAATGAATGTAAGCACCGTCAGAGATGGGCTTAAAACCCGTTTGCAGACCATCTCAGGGCTTCGCGCCTTTGACTTAATCCCTGAGGTGCCAACGCCACCCTGCGCCATCGTAGGGCAATTAGATTTCACATTTGATATTGATAATGCGCGAGGTTTAGACCAAGCAAATGTTGATATTTATGTGATTGTGCAACGCTTTGATGCCCGTTCGGGTCAAGACAAGCTAGATGCTTACTTGGCAGGAACGGGAGCAGGTTCAATTAAGGCCGCTCTTGAAGGTGATCGCACACTAGGGGGCGCAGTTCAAACTTTGCGAGTAATGAGTGCCGAATCAGGAACTTATGACTCTCAAGGCAATCTTTATTTATCGTACCGCTACCGCCTCACAATTTGGGGATAAGGAGAAACAAATGAGCTACACAGTAACCTCAGATTTAGAGGTTTGCGGAAAAAGCAAAGGTGACACTCTCACCGAAAAAGAACTACTTGAAGCAGGTGTGAACATTGAAGCACTTGTTGAAGGTTCACACATTAATTCAGATTCAACACCGTCAATCAAGCCAGTAACAACTCAAGAAGGAGCCAAATAAATGGCAAGAATCGTATTAACAGATGCGAAGGTGACAGTAAACGGAGTCAATTTGAGTGATCATATTGCTTCAGTTTCACTTTCAAGATCAGATGATGTCATTGAAACATCAGCATTTTCTTCAACAGCGGCAAAGACCCGCGTTGCCGGCTTGCAAGATAATTCCGTGACTTTAGAATTTCACCAAGACTTCGCAACTTCAAATGTTGAAGCAACCATTTACCCACTTTTGGGAAGTACCACTACAATTGTGGTATCACCAACTTCAACCGTAAGTGCAACATCACCTTCATATACTTTCACAGCAATTGTTTCAGAGTGGACACCACTTAACGGTGGAGTTGGTGAACTCGCAACAGCATCAGTAACTTGGCCTATCTCAGGCGCGATCACAAAGGCGACATCATAAAATGGCAAGATTAGTATTAAACAACGCGTACATCGTATTTGGAACAAACGATCTTAGCGACCATATTAACAACATCAGTATTTCAACAAGTTATGACATTGTTGAAACAACAAGTTTTGGTGACACCGCCAAAAAGCGTGTTGCCGGACTTGCCGACAATTCAGTAACTTTTGAATTTCATCAGGATTTCGCAACATCAAGCGTTGAACAGGTAATTTATCCTTTACTTGGCACCGCCGTAACTTGCACCGTCAAGCCAGTAAACACAACAATTGGCGCGACAAATCCTTCGTACACATTCTCAGTTCTTGTATCAGAATGGACACCACTTAACGGCGGCGTTGGCGAACTTGCCACAGCTTCAGTTACTTGGCCAATTTCAGGCGCAATCACAAAAGCAATCGCTTAATTAAACTAGGGGGAAAATAAATGGATGGATTACAGATAAAGGTTAAAACAACTGATGGTTTCGAGGGAGTCTTTTCTTTGACTCCCCGAATCATCGTTGGGTTTGAGCAAAAGTTTGGCAAGGGATTTGCTAAGTTACTCAGCGAGGAACAAAAGCTAGAACACATCTATTACCTTGGACACGCAGCTCTTGCCGCTAACGGCAAAGTTGTCAAGCCTTTTGGTAACGGTTTTCTTGATGAACTTGTTTCAGTTGAGTTAGTCGCAGACCCAAATTCCGAATCCACCGAGATAGCCTGACCTATTCAATAGCAGCAATTTCGGTGGAGTCGGGCTTATCTCCAACGGCTTTACTTGATGCACCTGATGGCATTTTGGAAGCAATCGTTGCCTATATCAAAGAACGCAACAAAGCGCGGAGTAAATAATGGCTGAAGAAGCAATTGTTTTGATTGGTGTTAAAGAAACCTTGGCGGCATTAAAGAAATTTGATGAAGATGCCGTCAAGGGCTTTAACAAGGTTGTGACTTCGGAGCTTAAAATTGCAAGAGATGATGCCCGAAATAAAGTTGATAAAATTCAAAGCAGGAATTCAGACACTCCGATGAGTGGTTGGCGTAAAGTTGAACCAAAGAATCCAAGCAAGACTTCTCGCGGTGGCAAAGGTTGGCCTGCTTGGGATACCGGCGCAATCAAAACAGGCATTGTTTCAACTCGCGCTCAAGGTAAAGTTCGCGCCGATTACACAACAAATGCAGGTGCCTTGCTCAATAAATCAGCAGCAGGTGCCATCTTTGAAGTTGGCGGGCGTTTAGGCGGTAGTGGTCGCTTTATTGAAAACCTTAATTGGTTTGGCAAAGCCTCACGCCTTATTTGGTGGGCAGTTGATAAGAACAAAACAGAAATTGAAAAGAAAATTTCAGATGCGTTAGATGATGCAAAAAGAACACTTCAACAGCATCTAAATACAGATAAGAAAGGCTAATCAATGGCACTTGGAGCAGTAGTTGCCCGAATTGTTAGCCAATACTCTGACAAAGGTTCAAAGGCAGCTCAAAGAGATATTGCCAAATTAGGCAAGAATTTTGATGCTTTTGCTAAAAAAGCAACAAAAGCCTTTGCAGTTGCAGGTGCCGCCTCAGCAGCATTTGCCGTTAAAGTTGGCGTTGATGCAGTTAAAGCCGCAATCGAAGATCAAAAATCACAGGCACTTCTTGCCAACTCTTTGCGAAATACCGTTGGCGCTACTGATTCAGCTATTGCTTCGGTTGAAGATTACATTACCAAGCAACAAAAATTGTTCTCAGTTGCCGATGACAAATTAAGACCATCGTTAGCGGCACTCGCTGCCGCTACCGGGTCAATTACGGAAGCACAAAAACTTCAAAGCGTTGCCCTTGATATTGCCGCAGATAAGCAAATTGATTTAGTTACTGCTTCAAAGTTACTTGCCAAGGCTCACGGTGGCAACATTAGTGCGCTGAAAAAACTTTATCCTGAGATTTCAGCGAACACCGTTAAATCTAAAGACTTTGCCACAGCTCTTGATGTAGTTGCTAAAACTTCAGGTGGTGCTGCTGCTACCGCTGCCGACAGTTTGGCAGGTCGCCTTGAAGGTTTGAAATTAGCCTATGGCGAAGTTCTTGAAACTTTGGGTTATGCTTTATTGCCCGTTATCACAGAATTTGTTGCCTATATTCAAGCAAATGTTTTGCCTGCGCTTGAAAAATGGACATCAGCAAATAGAGATAAAATTGCTAACAGTTTAAGAAGTATTTTTGAAGTTCTAAAAGTTGTAATTGTTAAAATGGGCGAGTTCTTTGGCTTTATTTCTCGCAACATCGGAATCATCAAATTATTCGGCGCAATTATGGCTGGCATTTTTGTTGGCGGCAAAATTGCCGCTGGCATTGGAGCATTAGTTTCAGCTATTGGTTTAGTTACAACCGCACTAACTGCTCAAACTGCCGCAGCAAGCACGGCAGCAATTGCGACAGGATTTGCCACAGCAGGTGTAAGCCTTACTTTGGGCGCAGCCGCAGCAGTCTATTTCTATAAAGAAATGGGCAAAGTTCAAAAATCAGTTCAAGGTGCAACAAGTGCCATCAATGCTCAAACTGGCGCAATTGGCAATTATTCAATGTCAGCAAATCGAGTTTATACATCAACTGAAAAGGTTGTTGTAAAACTAACCGCTGCTGAGGTTGCTGCCGCTAACGCATCAAAGGCATCCGCTGCTGAAGCAGCCGCAGCTGCTAAGAAAAAGGCAGAAAGTCTTAAGGCAATTGCTGCTCTTACTAAGATGGGCGCAAAGCCAACTTCTGAGAATGACCCAATTCAACTTGAAGCGGCTCGCCTCAATCTAGTCAAGCAAGGCGCGATTGCTGAACAAGAACGATTTGCAAAATTCGTTGCTGCCCGAAAGTTTGAAATTGACTCAAACAACGCTGCCGCCGAATCTGCCAAGCGTTACAACGATATTTTGATGGCATTGGCTGATGCTAAAATCACGCCTGCTGAGTTTGAATTGCTTGCTGCTAAGTGGGGCATCACTACAAACGCCGCGCAACTTTATGTTCAAACAATTATCTCAATTCGAGATAATGACATCAGCGCCGCAGATGTAGCGAAGTTAGCTGAATCTTGGGGCGTTACCTATCAACAGGCAGCAACTTATTTATCCTTCTTCCAAGCCTTAAATGATGGCACTTTGTCGGATGCTGAAATTGGCAAACTCCAAGAAAAATGGGGATTGACTAGCAAGCAAGTTACTCAATACAGCGAAGTCTTTGCCGCAGCCGATGATGGCAAAATTGATTTATCTGAAATCACCGCCCTTGCTAACAAATGGGGAATGACTAAGACCGAAGCTGAAAATTATGCTAAAGAAATTCTTAAAAAGTTTGGCTATGATGTAAGCCTATTAGAAGCGCCAATCACAACTAAAGATAGTTGGACAGCAGCCTATGGAAGCGTTATTGCTTACAAGGCAATTGCCGAAGGCACCTTTACTTATGACCCAAGCATCACAGCAGGTTCAGATGCCGCCGCCGTTGGGTGGTATTCGGCAGCAGCAGCCGCCGCCTCTTATGCAGCGGCAGCCGCCTCTGCCAATACTGCAATCATTACTCCACCTATTGCGCCACAAAAACCAAGCAGCGGCGGTTTTGGTTTCTCTTTGCCAGATTATCTTAAAGAGCAAATTCCTCTTACATTTATGGCAGCAGGCGGCATCGTAACTTCACCAACACTTTCAATGATTGGTGAGACTGGCCCTGAAGCGGTGATTCCACTTTCACAATTAGGTTCAATGAGTGGTGGTTCAAACATCACTATCAATGTTGGTGGCAGCGTTATCAGCGAAGGAGATTTGGTAGCAGCTATTCGTGATCAACTTCTTGGTTTTCAACAATCAGGTAAATCAATAACATTGTCTGCGATTTCACTATAATGGCAGGATTACCACAACTTAAAGCAAGCATTGACTTCACCAATGGCCCTGCATTTGTTTCAACCGCTTTTACTTTGGGTGATGCAACTAAAGGCAGACTTGGAACAGGTCAATTAGCTGATGCCGATGATAACGCTGACATTTCAGATACCATTTTGCGAGTTGGAATTCGGCGTGGTCGAAATCGTATCTTGGACAAGTTTGAAGCAGGAACGGCAACAGTAATTCTTGAAGATACAACGGGCGCATATAATCCAAGCAACCCGGCATCTCCCTACTATGGCAAGTTAGTTCCATTGCGTAAAATCCGCATTTGGGGCGAATATGGAAGTGTTCAGTATCCACTTTTTGCGGGTTATATTCAAAGTTATGACACAAATTTTCAAGTTGGCGTGAGCGAAACCTCAACCGTCACCTTAAAGTGCGTTGATGGTTTCCGATTCTTCAATGGTGTCAGCGTTACAACTTTGGCGGGCGCATCGGCGGGGCAATTGTCGGGTTCGCGTATTACCAATTTTCTTGATTTAGTTGATTGGCCTGCATCTCAAAGATCAATTGATACAGGCGATTCCACGCTTCAAAACGATACAGGTGAAGCCAATCGAGATGTTCTTGGTGCTATTCAAGTGGTTGAAAAGTCAGAATTTGGTGCTTTCTATCTTGATGCTTCAGGAACCGTTAATTACCTTTCGCGCTCAACCGTTAGCAAGAAGGCAGATTCAACGCCTGTTGTTTATGCCGATGATGGGTCAGGAATCTATTATCAAGGCATTGACTTTGCCTATGATGACACACTCATTGTGAATGATGTGTCGGTTCAGCGCCTTGGCGGTACTGTTCAAAATGTTTATGATCAAACTTCAATTGATACTTACTTTTTACATTCAGGTGTTAGAGATGGTTTGCTAATCCAAACCGATACCGAAGCCAACAATCAGGCAGTTATGCTTTTGGCAGCTCGCAAAGATGCCATCTTGCGCATTGATTCTTTGACTTTGAACATATTTGATGACTCGGCAAATACAAGAATCGTTGCTGCCCTTGATTCAGAGATTTTTGACTTAATCAATATCACCAAGGCAGTTCCCGGCGGTTCAACCGTTACTCGCGAACTATTCGTTCAAGGTATCGCCCACGATGTAACCCCGCGTAGTTGGACAACAACTTTACTAACATCGGAACCTATCATTCAAGCATTTATTTTAGACAGCACAACAACTCAAGGCAGACTTGGCTCAGGCATCCTGAGCTACTAACAAGGAGATATAAATGGCAGGTGCAGGCTACAAGTTATTTGCAACGGGAGATGTTTTGACGGCTGCGCAAGTAAATACTTACTTGATGCAACAAACCGTAATGGTCTTTGCTTCATCGGCTGCTCGTTCTACCGCAATTTCAGGTGTTCTTGCCGAAGGAATGGTGAGCTATCTTCAAGATACAAATACGCTTGAAGTTTATGATGGTTCAGCGTGGGTTGGTGCAACAGGTGACATCACAGCTTTAACTGCGGGAACAGGTATTTCAATAACTTCAGCAACGGGGCCAGTTCCAACTGTTGCAATCGACACCGCGACAACTGCCGACCTGACAACTGCCCAAACGCTAACCAATAAGACTTTGACATCGCCGCTGATCAATCTCGGCATCAATGCCAACACTTCAACAACTTACACTTTCGTTCTAGCTGATAACGGCAAGTTGGTAACATCAAACAACGCCTCAGCGCAGACACTTTCAATCCCAACAAACGCAAGCGTTGCCTTCCCCGTAGGAACTCAGATAAATGTGGCTTGGATTACGGGCGCAGGTCAGCCAACAATTCAGGCAGTAACAAGCGGAACAACCACCGTTTTAAGTACCGGCGCGACTTCAACAGCTCCAAAACTTCGAGTGGTCAATTCGGTTGCTTCTTGCGTGAAAATCGCAACTGACACCTGGTTAGTGACGGGCGATGTTGCCTGATGCCAAACTTAGGAATCATCGCCTCTAGCATTTCGGGCAACCTTTGGGCGCCAGGCAAAGACTTTGACAGCATTGCAACGGTGACGCCTTACACAACAACAACAACCGTTGTTTTCAGTTCAATTCCTAGCACCTACCGTCATCTTCAATTAAGAGCATCTGCGGCTGGTAGCGCTGCTGCAAATATAACAATTCGTTTTAACGGTGATACTGGCAATAATTATAATTATCATTTTCTTGAAGGTAATGGTGCTTCAGTTTCTGTAGGCGGTGGTGCTGGTAGTATTCAATACATTGTTGGCCCAGTAGTTACAAACACAGCAAGTTCATATACAGGTATAGTTATGGACATCCTGGACTACAAAGATACAAATAAAAATACTACCTTGCGTTCATTGTCAGGTGCGGACTTAAATGGTTCAAGCAACTGGCTAACCTTTAATTCAGGTGTTTGGTTTAATACAGCAGCAGTTAACAGCATTTCAATAACTGTCAGCGGTGCAACATTTGCCGCCAACAGCCATTGGGCTTTATACGGAATTAAGGGGTAACGACAATGGCCGCAGGCAACACATATTCGCAAATCGCCAGCACCACTCTTGGTTCTGCCGCTTCAAGCGTAACATTCTCAAGCATTGCTGCCACTTATACTGATTTGGTTATTGTTGTTCAAGCAGCAGTTACAGCAGGAAGTATCGCTTTGCGTATGCAGTTTAATTCAGATACTGGTACAAACTATTCATCTACTTGGCTCACTGGTAATGGAACAACTGCTTCATCAAGTCGCAATACCAGCACAACTTATATGAAAATTGATGAAAACTCTGGTATGAATACCACGCTTGGTCAAGGGTTAAATGTCATCAATGTAATGAACTATGCCAATACAACTACTTACAAAACTGCGCTAACTCGCCCTAACCGCGCTGATTTAGGCGTTGATGCAGTTGTTGGTTTATGGCGTTCAACTGCTGCAATCAACTCAATCACATTGCTAACTTCATCTAGCACTTTTGTAACTGGCAGCACATTCAATTTATATGGCGTAACGGCAGCATAAGGGGAAACTAAATGCCTAATACATATACACTCCTAGAAACAATTACTGTCGGCGCTGCGGGAGCAAGCAGCGTTACATTTAACAGCATCCCTCAAACTGGCTACACCGATTTGGTGATAAAAATATCAGCGCGTTCTGCCAATGCAAGCAATTTTGACAATCCGCGCATATCAATTAACGGTAGCACTTCAACATTTACTCGCAGAGAAATCTATGCTGAGTCAGGTTCTGTTGGTTCAGAATCAGTAGCAGACCGCATTATTGGCGCTATTCCTGCTGCTAATGCGACTTCAAGCACATTTGGTTCATTAGATTTTTACTTGCCAAATTACACAAGTTCAAACTATAAATCTTATAGCGTTGATTCTGTTACAGAAAACAATTCAACTACTCAAGCATCTTGGTTACTTGCTGGTTTATGGAGTACCACAACAGCGGTTTCAACTATTGCCGTTTCATTACAATCAGGTGGCAATTTTGTCCAATACTCAACCTTCTCCCTTTACGGCGTATCTGCCCTTGGCGTTACCCCAACAAAGGCACCAAAGGCAACTGGCGGTTCAATCATTCAGACCGATGGCACTTATTGGTACCACGCATTTCTTAGTTCAGGCACCTTTACGCCAGCCACAAGTTTGTCTTGCGATGTGTTAGTTGTCGCAGGTGGTGGTTCAGGTGGAAGTGGAACAGGCGGTGGCGGTGGTGCTGGCGGCTATCGTTCAACAACTGCGCTCTCAGTTTCATCAGCAATAACTGTAACTGTTGGTGCAGGTGGCGCTGGTTCTGGTACTGCAAACAATGGCAATGATTCAGTATTTTCTAGCATCACTTCAACTGGTGGTGGTCAAGGCGGTGGTAATCTTGCTAATGGATTTGATGGTGGTTCAGGTGGTGGTTCTCGTTACAACGGAAATGGTGGTATTTCATCTCCAGTAACTTCTCCCGTTCAGGGTTATGCTGGCGGTTCATCAACTTCAGGAACATATACACCTAACTACGGCGGTTCAGGTGGTGGCGGTGCTGGTGGAGTAGGCGGCAACGGAACTGGTACTACTGGTGGAAACGGCGGCGCTGGTTCAAATGCACATTCAACTTGGCTTTCAACTGTTGGCTTAGGAGTAAGCGGTTATTTAGCAGGTGGCGGTGGTGGTGGAACTTATGGCGGTGGAACTCCTGGTTCTGCTGGCTCAGGCGGCGCTGGCGCAGGTGTTTATACAAGTGCTGCTAATAATGCAACCGCTAATACGGGTTCTGGTGGCGGCGGTTCAGGAAATAATGGCTCAACAAATGGTTCTGGCGGTTCAGGTCTAGTGATTGTGAGGTATTTAGCATAATGGCACATTTTGCAGAGATAGACCCTAACGGTGGAACCGTTCTACGGGTATTAGTTGTACCAGATGAGCAAGAGCATCGCGGTCAAGACTTCCTAGCCAATGAACTTGGCTTAGGTGGCGTCTGGGTACAAACAAGTTACAACGCTAATATCAGATTCAAATACGCTGGCATTGGCGATACCTACGATGCTACCCGTGATGCCTTCATCTCGCCTAAATGTCACGATGAAGCAACGCTAGATGAAACCACTTGTACTTGGACTTGTACAAATTCAGATCATACAATCAAGGAGATAAACTAATGTCAGATGTTCCAGTAAAAATTGAAGTTAACTGTGCCACCGGCATTGCCGTTGAAGTTCCGCTAACTGCTGAGGAAATCCAACAGCGCGAACTAGATGCTATCGCTGCAGCAACCGCAACAGCCGAACGCGAAGCAGCGGAGGCAGCAGCGGCAGATGCTAAGGCATCAGCACAGGCTAAGTTATCTGCCCTTGGATTATCAGCCGAAGAAATCGCAGCACTTACAAAGTAATTCAAATCTTTCGGGGATAATCTAGGAGAGAAATGCCAATTTCATCAGCTCAAGTGACAGTTACAACCTCACCAACATTGTTGGTCGCAGGCGATGCTCAAGCTGAGCAAGTAAACTTGCACTCATCAAGTGGCACCATTTATCTTGGTGATTCCAACCTCACTTCATCAACAGGGTATCGAATGGATAACGGTGACAAAGTAGTGCTTCAAAATCACGAAAACGCGATTTATGGCATTTGTTCATCAGGAACCGCGCTGATGTCGGTGTTGGTGATTACGAAATGACAGTTCAAGACTATCTAACAATGGCGGTGGCTATCTGCACCATTATCGGCGCATTTGCTACCGCAACCCGTTGGATGGTCAAGCATTACCTAAGCGAATTGAAACCGAATTCCGGCAGTTCACTCAAAGATTCCGTCACTCGACTTGAACGCCAAGTTGAGGAAATATACAAAATACTAATTACGGGGGCAATAAATGAACCAAAGAAACCAAATCGTAGAAATAGCAACGGCTGAACTAGGGTTAATTGAAGGCCCAAAAGAGAATCAAACCAAGTACCAAAAGATAAACCAACCTTGGTGTGGCGCTTTTGTTAATTGGGTGTTCAAAGAAGTAGGCGTAAAAATCCCTAATTGTGTTTCAACACTTGCAGGTGCCACCGCCTTTAAGAAAAACAATGCCTGGCAAGATGCCGAGTCAGCTACCCCTGAAATTGGCGATTGCGTGTTCTTTGATTTCCCGCACGATGGAATTGACCGCATTTCACATATTGGGATTGTAACTAAGGTCAATCTTGATGGAACTGTCACCACAATTGAAGGCAATACTGTTCCTGAGAAAAATAAAAAAGGCGATCAACGCAACGGTGGCGAAGTATGCCAAAGAGTGAGAGCATATAAGAAGAAGAATCGGGGCAAGTTAAAACCCTCTTTGCCGGTTCACATTGTAGGATTCGGCAAGCCAACTTTTAAGGAGTCATAATGAACAAGGTTCAATTCGAAGCAATTGTTAAAACATATTTGCGAGCTGCTGCGGCATCAATCATCGCCCTATACCTTGCAAGCCCTGATCAACCACTAAAGACTTATTTTGTTGCAGGTTTAGCAGCCGTTGCTGGCCCTGTTCTAAAGGCGCTTGACCCAAAGGCATCAGAATTCGGCAAAGGTTCTAAGTAACCAATGCTTCGGGGGGATATTCTTAAAGAGGCTTCACGCCTCACGCACGGTGATCGAAATAAAAACTACGGTGATCCGCTAACAAATCATCAACGAATTGCGGCGCTTTGGTCGGTATATCTTGAAGCGGAAGTTTCGCCCGCCCAAGCCGCGATTATGTTGGCGCTAGTAAAGGTTGCTCGATTGATTGAGTCACCTGATCATCTTGATTCCTTCATTGATGGCGCTGCCTACTTTGCCATTGCAGGGGAGATTGCCAATCGTGAAGGATAAACTTCTTGTTCTAGTTCCTACACGCGGGCGGCCTCATAATGCGCAGGCGTTGCGCGATGCCTTTAATGACACTCAAGCAACTGCCGATTTATTATTTGTTATTGATAAAGATGACCCTGAGTTTGCGGGTTACGATGTCACCGATATTGATTACATCTTAATTGAGAACACCACTCGCGGGATGGCTTACCCGCTAAATGAAGTGGCGAAAGAATACGCCGAGCATTACAAATACCTTTGTTTTATGGGCGATGATCACAGGCCAAGAACCCACAAATGGGATGACAAGTTGATCAGCAAACTTCAAGATGCCCCTGCCCTTGCCTACGGCAATGACCTTTTCCAAGGTCAGAGCTTGCCAACAATGGTTGCAATGACTTCGGATATTGTCACCGCCCTTGGCGGGATGGTGCCGCCGAATATGCGCCACCTTTATCTTGACAATTTTTGGCTACGCCTTGGAAATGATTTGGGCAAGATTACCTATTGCCCTGAAATCATTATTGAGCATTGCCACCCGCTAATTGGTAAAGCTGAGATGGATGAAGGTTACAAAACCGTAAATGCCGCTGAGGTTTACACCGCAGACAGAGATGCCTTCAACAACTTCATCAGTTCTCTTATGTATAAGCAACTTCTTGAGGCGCTTAGATGAAGATTCTGATTACCGGCAACGCGGGTTTTGTAGGTCGCGCTTATCACCGCGCCTTTGGCGATCAACACGATATAACAGGAATTGACATTGCCAACGGCATTGATGCCCGCGATTTCTTTGCTAAAGATGACACACACTTTGACCTTGTTATTCACCTTGCAGCAGTAGTCGGCGGCAGAGCCACCATCGAAGGTAATCCCTTGGCAGTTGCCACCGACCTTGCAATTGATAGTGATCTCTTTCAATGGGCGCTACGAACTCGCCCTGACAGAATCATTTATTATTCTTCATCGGCTGCTTATCCTGTTTATTTACAAACAGGTGAAATGCCAATTATGTTAGAAGAAAAAGACATTGATTTGAGCCAAATCCGCACTCCCGATTTCAGCTACGGTTGGGCAAAACTATCGGGTGAGATGTTGGCAATGTATGCAAGGCGCGAAGGGTTAAAGGTCACGATCTTGCGCCCGTTTAGTGGCTATGGTCAAGACCAAGATTTAGATTACCCTTTCCCGTCATTTGTCAGCCGTTGTTGGAACCAAGAAAAAGAGTTTAAGATTTGGGGCAGCGGCAGGCAGGTTCGAGATTTCATCCATATTGACGATGTGGTTGAGGGCAGTTTAGTAGCTGCGCAAAATGATGTTGAAGTTATTAACCTTTGTTCAGGCGTTCCCGTGAGTTTTATTGAACTTGCTGAGATGATGATGGATATTAGCGGGCATCGGGTGCCGATTGTGACCGATGAAACCAAACCTGTTGGTGTAATGTTCCGAGTTGGCGACCCAACTAATATGCTCAAAGTGTTTACGCCAAAGATTTCGCTTGAAGAAGGAATTGCTCGAAGTTTTCAGATTTAGTGCGTTCACCGCACCCCCAAGAAAGAACCCCCAACAGCCGTTCCTGTTGGGGGTTCTTTCGCCTTTTGCTAGGCGTAATCTTTTAAGTAAGCAACAATCACTTCGCTTATATTCTTGCCTTCGCTTTCAGCTTTCTCTTTGGCTTTGCGCCATAGTTCTTCATTGATACGAATTGAGCGTTGCGGGGTAACCATTACAGACCACCTACGCACTTGACGGCATCGCCCCAACAGTAACCTTCAGATGTCCACCAAAGGTTTTGCGCGATCTCAATTACTAACCAAATACTTGCGATGATGAAGGCGGTTCTAACCAAACGCCATTTGCGGGTCATTCTCATTTTACTGCTCCCATTTCTTTTAGAGTATTGCGCATTTCAACTAACTTGATGATTGATTGGCAAAGTGCCAAATCTATTGTTTCAAAGGTGGCATTTTGCAGGTCAAATCCATCTTGCAAAGTTTGATTGATTTCGGCAACGCCTGTTGTTAGGTCAAGGTAAAGAGATTTCATTGCGCTCATATTGCACGCGGATAATCTAGTTGAAATTGATTGAACTCAGCTTCGGTGACAACGCCTTTATATTCGTTGCAGTTTAAGCAAACGCGATAATTGCCCACCTTATTATCGCAAAACACGCAGTAGTAAGTTTCGGCAACTTCTTCCAACCATCCAATAGGGAAAGAACAATAAGTGCCATCATCCATCTTGACAGTCACTTTCATACAAAATTGAATTGCGCGTGAAGCATCTTTTGCGCTTTCAATAATGCCAAATTCAACGCCTGAAATGTGTGAAACACGAACACGCATATTGTCGCGGATATTCATTATGCACCTACCTTCCAAGAATAATTGTGAACATACATTTTGTGTTGTTCAACTTCACGAATCATTGATGCTTTAATTGCGCCACCGCTTCTTGATTCCCAACCACAAGAACAAGTTACATCCCAAGCATTATGAATAAATCCTTTGTTATTACGATATTTTTCTCCACCTGTTGTAACCCAAAACCATTTGATTTGCACTTTTTCATTTGTTGGAACGAGTTTCATTTGAGCCTACTTTCTTGGGGCCGTTCCCCATAAGAGAAACTTAGTGCCTGTCTAGACATAGATGTCAAGACACGCAGACAAATTAAGGGCAATTTTCCGCCTGCCCCCGCCTGTTACCCACCCCACAAATACCCCTCAAGCGGGTAGAATTGCCCCTATGACCACGATTGCAGGCTACCAAGGCAAAGGCTTTGCCATCCTTGGAGCTGACAGTCAAATCACCGATGGTGACAAACGCATCATTTCGCCTTCAACGCCAAAAATCATCAAGGTAGGCAAGTACCTCTTGGGTGTCTGCGGAGATTGCCGCCCCGGTGATGTGCTTATGTATAATTGGAAACCGCCTGCCTACGATGGCACCGACCCCGTAATGTTTATGGGTCGAAAGGTGATTCCAAGCATTATCAAGGCGTTCAAAGACAATGGCTACGATTACCAAAAAGAAGGCGCGAGCTTTGCCTACTTGCTCGCCTTCAATGGCAACATCTTTGAAATTGGCAATGATCTAGGAATCTCGCAATCAATAGACTTCACCTACGGCATTGGGTCGGGTAGCGCCTACGCCCTTGGCTACCTAACTTCAATGGCAGATGTTTATGGCGAGGCAACAGGGGAAACACTAAACATTGACACCGCAAGCAACGCGATCAAATCTGCCCTTGAACTTTCAGCTAAGTTTGATGTGAATACAGGCGCACCATTTCAGGTGGAGATTCAATTTAGCCGTTAGCGTGTCGCGAATAAGGTTTTGGTGTAGCGTGTGTCACCCTTGACCTTGAACGGAAAGGAAAACGCCAAATGTTTTGGTTAGCTCTAGTTGTAATTATTATTAGCACGATTTCGATTGTCGGCATTTTTGCTGATAACGATGGCGAGATTTAATGTCTAAAGCCAAAGCAAAGGGAACCTCAGCGGAAACTGCCGTTGTGAAATTCTTAATTGATAACGGTTTTCCCTACGCCGAAAGAAGGTCGCTCAACGGGTCAGTTGATCTCGGCGATATTACAGGAACCCCTGCATTAGCTTGGGAAGTTAAAAATCACAAAACATATAAGATTCCTGCTTGGTTAAAAGAAACCGAGTTGGAAACCAAGAACGCTAAAGCAGACTTTGGCGTTTTGGTTGTAAAACCTAACGGCGTTGGTGTCACCAACACCGCGAATTGGTGGGCGATTATGTCGCTAGAACAAATCACCAATTTACTTCGAGAAGCAGGCTACGGAACAAGGAGATGAACTTTGACATATTCAGCGATTCCCCAAAGTTTACCGAAGCCAAATGTGCGCAGATTGAGGATAAGGATTATTTCTTTCCGGACAATAAGCGCGATGAGGCAGAACGACTGCCCCAACTTCAGCAAATCTGCGGGAGTTGTATCCACAGAAAGGAATGTTTGGAGTACGCACTTGACAAGCGAATTGTTTATGGATTTTGGGGTGGATACACCGCCGATCAACGGCGCAGTATCAACCGCAAAGGTCGCAGAACTATAATATCTAAGAAGGCAATTATGATTCATCAGATGTTATGGGAAAACAAAAGCGCCAACGAAATTGCCATCACTCTTGAGTGTTCAAGCCAATATGTTTACAAGGTTTCAGCTCAACTTGCGAAGGCAGCTAGAGAAGGAGCAATCCAATCAAACCAACAGACAAACAAATCATTAGACGAATCATCCTTATTGTGGTGGTTAGCATAATGACTTCACTTTTAACACAGGCAATCAATCCGACACCTGCAATTCCTGAGTTGGTAATCTACAAAGAGCGCCCACCTTTGATGCAGGTAAATCACAAAGAACTCGCCCGCGAGTTACTTACAGCAAAAGACTTCAAATGTTTTAACGCACTTATGGTTCGTGAATCACATTGGAAGAATAAAAAGAATCCAACAAGCTCAGCCGAAGGGGTTGGGCAATTGTTAGATTCAACTTATAGAAACCTTGGGCTAAAGCGGAGTTCATCCGAAGTCGCCCAAACCGTTGCTGCCCTTGCTTACATTGGCAGAAAATATGGTTCAGGTGGCCCCTGCGCTGCCTGGACAAAATGGAAAAAAGACAAATGGTACTAAAAAACTTTGGGGGTTAAAGTGACCGTTGAAATAGAGAAAGGCATCGTTGATTTCGATGCCGATGCAAATGCGTGGCTTGAGCAATACAAAGCTGCGTTGTTAAAGATTAAGGAATGGACAGAGGTTGCAGACATTGCCCGTTCACACTTGGAAGCCGCCCTTGGCGATGCCCAAGTTGGGATGTTTGGTAACCGCCCTGTCATTCGATGGTCGGTTGTTGAGTCAAAACGATTTGACACTAAGCGGGCGCGAGAAATCCTGCCTGCTCAAGTGATTGACTTGCTTGAAGTTGTTTCAACAACACGCCGATTCACCGTTGTAAGAGATGATGAATAGCAGATGACCTTTGCACCTTTGAACACTCCAAGTAAGGCGCTTGCAATTGAATTGGGCGAGATTATTACCCAAGCGGGTATTTTCTCGCCCCGTTCGCAGCAGGTTTACATTGGCCCAAGTGAAGTGGGGCAAGAATGTACCCGCAAGTTAGCTTACAAATTACTTGATTGGGATAAGGTGAATGTCAGTAGTGGGGGCAATTGGGCAGCTCAAGTTGGAACTGCCATTCACTCACACTTGGAAGGCATCTTTGCAAAGTTTCCTGATCGCTTTGAGGTTGAGAGCAAGGTTAAGATTCGTGCCAATCTTGCCGGGACAGTTGATCTCTATGATAAGGAAAACGGAATTGTCATTGATTGGAAAACAACCTCACCCGCTAATGTCAAGGAGAAGCGCAATAGCGGTGCGAGCCAACAACAGATAATTCAGGTTATGTTGTACGCCTACGGCAAGGCGCAAGAGGGCCACGATGTTAAGCAGGTTGGGCTTGCCTTTCTCCCAACTGGCGGCCAAATATCGGATATGTACCTTGAGCTTCATCCTTACGATGAACAAATTGCCGTAGGCGCACTTCAACGATTAGATAATGTTTATGAATTACTCTCAACAGTTGATGTTGAGAAATCACCTACGATGTGGGCAGTTATTCCTGCGGTGCCATCGCGGAATTGTAATTACTGCCCCTACTTCAGACCATTCAGCACCGATTTATCGGTTGCCTGCAATGGAGATACGGAGCCAAAATGACTTATGAAGAATTAGTGTCAAAATTACTCATTGAAAAAGGTTCTGCAATTGGTGATGCCATTCTCGCAGTAGTTGAACTACATAAGCCTAAAAAAACAGTTTTACAAAATGGAATCAACGCAGGAAATTTTGCAATAGGATGCGCAACCTGCATTAGCAAAAGCAGATATGAAACAGCAAATGCAAAGTATCCTTGCTCAACTATTCAAGCAATTGAAAAGGAATTAGCCTAATGTGCTGCACCGATGGTTGCGCCTGCGGGATTCCCGCAAAAACAATCAATGATATAGCCAAAGAATTGGCTGAACTATCACCACCAATAGAGTTGGAAAACCAACAAAAACCAAGCAACACCCAAACAGAAACGGGGGATGTCAAATGACATTCAGCGCACCAAGTAGTTCCACCGAAAGTGTCAAAGTAGCTGACCTTGCCGGTGCTTTGTTAATTATCGAACCAACCGAATATAAGGTTGGAATTCAAACCGTTCACGGTGAAACCGATGCAATTGAAGTAAACATTGTTGATCTTGATAACAATAAGACTTACAACAATGTTTTGTTCTTCAATGTCGCACTAAAGAACGCACTCAAGGCAAAGGTTGGGCAGAAAGTTCTAGCTCGCATCGGGCAAGGCGTTGCCAAGCCAGGTAAATCCGCACCTTGGATTCTAAATGATGCAACAGGCGATGTCGCAGCAGTTGCCAAGGCAAATGCCTTCATTGGCGGGGCGAATACCCCTGCCCCTGCGGTGATTGATACACCTGCGGGGATTACACCTGAAGTTGCTGCACTTTTGGCACAATTAGGCGCACAACAGAAATAAACTAAATCTCCCCGTTTCATCGTTGTTGGCGGGGAACGAAATGGCAGGTTTGCGTTGGCGGGGGGAAGCGCCTTCAGTTGGTTCGATTCCAACCATTTCACGGCTACAAAACAAAGGGGAGAATGTGCCAATCATTGATTACAAATGCCCGAAGTGCGAAGTGGTGATGCCAATCTTTCGCAAGGTTGATGAAGCTGAAATTCTATATGGATGCAGCAATTGCAAGGTACCGATGGAAAGGATTTGGGCGGCACCTGCCGTTCATTTTAAGGGAACGGGTTGGGGGAAAGATTGAACGATGATTGCCCCAATTGCAAAAGACAGGTGAGATGGGCGCACAAAATGTGCGGGCAAGATATTGTCAGAGAATGTTTAACTTGTAAGCATAAAGAACACTTGACTAAATAAAAGGGGCAACGGAATGGTAAAAGAAATCAGAATCAAAGAAAGTTTATTTTTAACTTTTGGCACTCGCAAAGGTTTTGGCTTGGGAATCGTAATTGATAAGTGGTCCCTATCAATTGATCTTGGCCCATTGTGGATGGCGTTGGAGTGGTAAAAGGATAATGAGTGATTATCCTCTGGAGTATATTTTTGAACAATTAGATCGTGGCTTTGATTTGGAATTTATCGCCAAGGATGCAGGCGTTCAGCTTGATTCCTTAACGCGCAGATTAGATCGAGCAAGAAAAGCAGAAAAGTTAAAGCACCGGCATATTGTAATTTTAGATAGATTCTTGGGGAGAATAGAATGAATAACGCAACCCTAACCACCGCGCTTCGCTTCTTAGCTGAGGGCATCAGCGTTGTTCCTGTCGCAAATGACGGAAGCAAGCGCCCTGCCTTATCTTGGCAGAAATACCAAGAGCAACTGCCAACTGCCGATGAATTATTGCTTTGGTTTAAGCACGATGTTGATGGCATCGGTGTAATCACAGGCAAGGTATCGGGCAACCTTGAAATGCTAGAGCTTGAAGGTCGAGCAGTATCACAAAAGATGCACCTTGACATTGCTGAGATTGCCAACAACTCAGGGTTAGGCGAACTTTGGCAGCGCCTAAATGCAGGATATGTTGAGATAACGCCATCAGGCGGGTTGCATTGGCTCTACAAAGTCCTTGACGGGGATATACCTGGCAACACCAAGTTAGCGCGAAAGCCAGGCGAAAACGGCGGTGTGGATGTGTTTGCCGAAACGCGAAGCGAAGGCGGGTTCACCATCACCGCGCCATCGGGCGGTTCAACCCACCCCAACGGTGGTAATTGGACACTAATCGGCGGTTCAATTGAGGCAATCCCAAAGATTACGATGCAGGAAAGAGCAGCCCTTCACCAAATCTTTGCGATGTTTGATGAGATGCCAAAGGCGCAAGTAATTCAGGCAGATGTAGTTGCTAAGCACGATGGCACCCTAAGCCCCGGTGACGATTACAACGCCCGCATCACTTGGGATGAAATCTTGCTACCTCTTGGTTGGTCAAAGGTTTATCAAAAAGGTGAGGCAACAGTATGGCGCAGACCGAATAAGAACGAAGGCATCAGCGCCACCACGAATTTCAACGGCAATGACAAACTATTTGTTTTCTCAACCTCAACCATCTTTGAAGCTGAAAGTTCCTATTCTAAGTTTGCCGCTTACGCTCGCCTCAACACCTCAGGGGATTTTAAGCAGGCTGCCCAACAATTAAGAAACCTTGGCTACGGGGCAACAGAACTCAAAGAACTGCAACCCACCAATAATTTATTGGCAACAAATGCCATTGAAGCCCCGCCACAACCCACCACCGCCAATCTAAGCGATGATGAGTCAAGTTGGAAGCCAATCCAACTAAATGATTTCTATGATGGCTTATTTCAGATGCCGACAGCCACAATCTTGAAGCGAAGTGACGGCGCGGGGTTGATTTATCCTGGCAAGGTTCACTCATTTTATGGTGAATCCGAGTCGGGAAAGTCTTGGATTGCTCAAATTGCCACCGCCGAATTGCTCAAGATTGATAAAAAGGTCATCTATATTGACTTTGAATCCGACCCAATTGACATTGTAAATCGCCTTAAAACCTTAGGCGTGAGTAGGGCCAACCTCTTGCAATACTTCTCATATATTCGACCTGATGGCCCAAGAGATGTAACTGACCCATATTGGCACGATATTCTTGAACCGAACAGGTCGGATTTAGTGATAATTGATGGCGTAACCGAAGCTCTAACAATGTGGGGCGGGCAAACTAAAGACAATGACGAAATCACCCGTTGGATGCGAGTATTTCCAAGAACGGTAGCAAAAGCCTCTGGCGCTGCCGTTGTGCTGATTGACCACATTACTAAGAACGCAGAAACACGCGGGCGTTTTGCCATTGGCGGGCAGAGCAAGTTGGCAACAATTGATGGCGCTGCCTACCTATGCGAACCAATTGAATTGTTAGCACCGGGCAAGATCGGCACAATATCGTTGCGGGTGACTAAAGACCGCATTGGCGATGTGCGCCGAAAGGCAGGGGCGCAAAGGGGTAAAGATCGGATGCAGGAAGCGGCTATCTTTACCGTTGATTCAACTCGCCCGCAGATGGAATATGTGATCGGTGTGCCATTGCGCGAGGATGAGGCAGATGCCAACCGCGAGTTCAAGAAACTCAAAGAGGTAGCTGAGTTCATCCACAACCACCCCGGTTCAACCCGCCGAATGGTTCAGGATGGGGTTGCAGGTTCTAAAGAGTCCATTGGCAACATCATTGGCGATTTGGTGGCAGGTGGATGGATTGAAAACAGGGGCAATGATAGGTCATTTGTTCTTTATCTGTCAGAGATCGGCAAAGATCATTTCAGCTTTGTTGATGCCAAAATCTCTTACTTGGGGGCAAATTAGGTGTTCGTTCCGTTCCTTTTGTGTTCCTTTTTCAAAAAGGGAACACAGGCAGAAATGAGCGTGATCGGTGTTCGTTCCGTTCCGTATATGTATATATACGGAAAGAGGAACACCATCATTATCGGTACAGGAACGAACAATTGAGCCAATATCTATTTTCTGCTATTGATTGCCGAAATTGCGGGAATCTGATTTGGAACGGTCACAGCTCAACCGCAGTTCCAACCAAACTTGACCCGACCCCACTCAACCTTTTGGCAGAGATCACAGCCAAGGTCGGCGGGTTGCGAACCTATCAAATCCACCGACTAGGGCGAACCTTTGAGGCAACGCCAAGGGTCGGGGCAAGGATGTGGGCAAAGAACCCAATTGTGCTTGCCGAGCATCAATGCCGCGACTTCGGGCTATTTGCCCAAGAAATGCCCGATTACTTTGGCAATGGTGGATTGCCACCAAAATCAGCTACTTCAACCGATGGGATACCGTTCTAGTGGAAACCGAGCAACTAACCTGCAACATCTGCCTTCGACCATCTCGCAATGAGGGTGCCTGCTTCACCTGCCGATTGAACTTACAGAGTCAATTGATTGAGTTGCCTGCCCTTCAGGTCAAGGCGGGCGAATACCTAGTGCCAGGCAGATCAGGTTCAGGCTCCCCTTCAACCGAGCGTTCAATTGGAATCAATGTCAGCGCCCTAGATTTCTCAATGGCAACTGAGCTGATCGCCATCCTTCACGGTTGGGAACAGATCATTAGAACCGAAAGGCAATTGACTCCACCGGCGTTGATGGTCAAGCAATCAACAACAACCAAAGAGGTTGAGGCAACCTGCCAATTCCATATTGCCCACCTTGATTGGATTGTGAATCAAGATTGGGCGAAAGACTTTGCGAATGAAGTTAAAGAGCTACATTCAAAAGGAATGGCAGCAGCCAAGCAATTCAAAGAGCAACCAAGGCGTATCCCTTGCCCAACTGATGATTGCCGAAAGTTCGTTGTGATTGATGTTGAGAACTTAGAGAAGGGCGTGACCTGTCACGGATGCAAGAACTCTTGGAGTGTTATTAGATTGATTGCCCTTGCGATGAGCAATCCCAATCGGCGGTTCTATTTAGACATTGAGGCAATTGCCTTATGGCTTGGCATTACGCAACGGGCGGTGTATAAGATCATCAAGGGCAATGCGATACCGCAAAAAGGTAAGCTATTTGACTTGGCAGCTATTATCAAGATGAGAGATAAAACCAACTAAATTTGACAGTTGGTTCAATTCTATGCGTTACACTATGTGTAACAGGAATCGCTATCTACTCACTACCCTCACCGTTATCCAACAGGTGAGGTTTTTTCATTTACAGGAATGATATGGATACTGATACTGAAACCATTGCAGAGATAGATGAAGCCTTAGCTCACGCAATTGCCTCACGCAAAACAACAATTGATAGCAAGAAACATTTAGTTGATAAGTTTATTGATGACTTACTTGATAGCCGATTGGAGTTAAGCCAATGATAATGATTAGCGTTTCAATCGGTGATGTATGCACCGAGGTAAGCACCGACCAACCAATTTCATTTGATGCTATTGAAACATTGTTATCACGCGCTTCAACATCATCTCTTAATGCTTATGCGCTTTATTCATCAATGCCTGAACCTATTGGTGACTTCGACAGAGATGACGATTAACACAAAGCGTTGCCGCAATTGTTTAGAGAGTAAAGGCGTAGATGCTTTCCACAATGATAAGCGCACTCCTGATGGTCGCTACGATGTTTGCCGTGATTGTCGCAGCAAGCATCGCAACATTACTGATATTCCGAAAGAAGATTATGAAGCGTTACTCCAAGCGCAAAACTATTCGTGCGCTATATGTGGTGTCAATGCTGAGGAAAGTAAGAACGGATTAGCAGTTGATCACAACCACGCAACAGATCAAGTGCGTGGGCTGCTATGTGTTAGATGCAATGTTGGTCTTGGTTACTTCAAAGACAACATCAATAGTTTGAATGAAGCAGTTAATTATTTATTAAGAACCGATGATGCTATCTAGACCGTGCGTGGATTGCGGTGTTGTTGTACGGGCTACCCGGTGCCTTAATTGTTCGCGGGTGCGTGAACGCAAACGCCCGTCACGATTAGATCGTGGTTATGATGCAGAGTGGCGCAAGTTATCTAAAGCGGCAAGGGCTGCTCAACCTTGGTGTTCTATTTGCAAGACCACTAAAGACCTGACCGCTGATCACATCCAACCATTAGCTGATGGCGGTTTGTCGGTTTGGTCAAACATTCAAGTTCTTTGTAGAAAATGTAATTCACGCAAATCGGACAAATAGCCCCCCGTGGCACTATCGGGTACGGGTCAAATCCCACGCCTGTTTATATGAGATTTAC